TCAAACGATTGAAAGAACAGCATTAAGTCAGTTAGTTTCTAACGAAGAATATGCACGTAAAGTTCTCCCTCATATGAAGGGAGATTATTTTTCAGATCGAACAGAGAAAACGATATTTGAAGAGATTGCAAAGTTTGTTGACAAGTACAAGAAAATACCAACTCAAACCTCTTTGGAAATTGAGGTACAGAGTAGGAAAGATTTAACTGAGTTCGATTACAAGAAAGTAGTTGAAGTTATAAAAACACTAAAATCTACAGATGTAGATTTCGATTGGTTGTGTGATACAACCGAGCAATTTTGTAAAGATAAGGCAGTATATAATGCGATTGTTAAAGGCATACAAATCATTGATGGAAAAGATAAGGATCGAGATGTATCTGCAATACCGAGCATTCTCACAGATGCCCTTGCTGTGGGTTTCGATAATGCTGTTGGTCATGATTACCTGTTGGATAGTGAGTCCCGATATGACTATTACCACACAGTAGAAGAGAAGATTCCGTTTGATCTGGAGTTCTTTAATAAGATCACTAAGGGTGGATTGCCCCCGAAGACTCTCAACATTGCACTTGCTGGCACTGGTGTTGGTAAGTCTTTGTTCATGTGTCATGTTGCTGCAAACTGTTTGTCTCAGGGGAAGAATGTACTTTATATTACATTAGAGATGGCAGAGGAACGTATAGCAGAACGAATTGATGCAAATTTGATGAATATTAGTATGGAAGATTTGCATGATTTACCGAAGAAGATGTTTGATGATAAAATTGCAAAAATCATAAAATCTACTTCTGGTACGTTGATTGTTAAAGAATATCCAACAGCATCAGCACACACTGCTCATTTCAGAGGACTTCTTAAAGAACTTGCAATTAAGAAAACATTTAAACCAGATATCATATTCATAGATTATTTGAATATATGTGCATCCAGTAGATTTAAAGGGGCAACAAATGTTAACTCTTATATGTATATTAAGGCAATTGCAGAAGAACTTAGGGGATTGGCAGTCGAATCAAATTTGCCGATTATGTCTGCTACCCAAACCACAAGGTCGGGGTTTGTCTCTTCAGATGTTGGTTTGGAAGATACGTCTGAAAGTTTTGGGCTCCCTGCTACTGCTGACCTTATGTTTGCACTCATTTCTAACGAGGAACTTGATGAACTTAATCAGATTGCAGTTAAACAACTCAAAAACCGTTATAATGATCCCACGATAAATAAGAGGTTCGTTATAGGAATAGACCGTGCAAAGATGAGATTGTCTGATATAAAAGCATCAGAACAATCTGATCTTGTTGATTCTGGTCAAGAAGATTTTCTAGATCCTGTTCCTTCTGGACAAGTATTTGGAGAAGGATGGAAAGTATGAGTCTATGGAAATTCGATTATGAATTTGATAGAGAACGATTACTGCAAGAAGCAACAGAAATCGAAGGGTATAAACCATTTACTGATGTAGGAAATCAATCTAATGAAGATTTTGTAGAATGGTTCGATAAGAACCCCCATTTAAAAGAGAAGGTTTCGAAATTTTATGAAAAACTTCGAGTGCATGTTAAGGATGTAGATAAATGCCCATATGCCTTATCTCTCGCAAAATATTTTACAGATTTAACAGAAATGGAATCATACCCTAGATTTTATTATCAGAAAAAAGGATATCGATTGGGTCTTCATACAGACCGTGGCACTCAATGCAGTTTAAATTTTGTATTGACAGAAGACCCCGATCCCATATATTTTGAAAATGATGAACAGGTTTATTACAGGGTGGGTCTTTTGAATACATCTGAAAAACATGCTGTATATACTACTAAAGATAGATATTTATTTAAATTAAGTTTTGTAGATACAAGTTTTGAAAAGGTAAAGAACCAACTTCTAAAATATACTAAATAATAACAAATGGAGAAAGTGGATGTCATTCTTACAAGACTGCGTTAAGCAAGTTAGACCTAGAACAGAAAAATATACCCTACCTGTAGAAAAAATTCAGAAAATTAGATTAGAAAATGATCTTTTAGTTGAAAGCACTGTTTTATCTCCTAAAGAATTTGTTAAGTATGGAGGTAAAAGGGGTACGTTATTTTTAAAGCATATAGATGATGGTACTCCATTTGAAACTGTGGATGATGGCACAACCACAATAAAGTGGATTGATGATAAAGATAGAATAAGTTTTAATAGTGCAATTGGACAAGATAAAGCAGATGCTTTTGCTGATTCCTTAAAAGCAAGGGGAAAATTTAAACCAACTTTTGTAACTTCTGAAGGGAAAAAATTAACAATAAAAGACCTTATTAAGACGGCAGCGTATGGTGGTGCAGGAAGTTCTGGAGAACCATTAGGACATGATTGGGAAAGTATCATTACCCATCATTATAATATTTTAATAGGTAAAGAAGGTGCTGATCCAGAGGCTTCGGCAAAAGTAGAAGCAAAATGGGACGATTTCGATGAAATGGGTCAAAAATTAGCACAGAATTTCAAGGATAAAATTGGTTCCAGTGCGATGCAACAGTATGGTGCTGGCAAATCGAGTGCTAGTTTGTCTGATATTTGGAAGACTCCTGCTGAAGGTGTCTCAGGAGGAACAGATGGAACACCAAAAACGGATATGTTTAATGGAGATTATAATATATCACTTAAAAAAGCAGGAGGTTCCCAATTAGCATCTGCTGCTGGTGGAGAAACTATAGCAACATTTTATGCTGCTTTGAGTTATTTATCAAAAGATAAGCAAGGAGATAAATTAATCACTGGTCTTATGTCTGCAATAGAAAAGAATTTTGAAAAACTTTCTACCAGTTATAGTAAGTCTCAATTAGATAAAATTTCGAAAGACCCTGCCAAAGTAAAAAAATTCAAAGACCAAGATGTCATCAAAAAATATATAACAACTGAGGATTTTCATAAAAGATTGAACAAGGCATTAGATCCTGAATTAAGTAAGGTTACATTAGATAAAACATTTAAAGAGTGGTTTATTTTTGAAGCAATGTCGGGATATAAAAAATTTAATGCTCAAAATAGGCAAGCAGTGTCCAGTGTGTGTATGGAATTTAATGCAGATAATGGTAATGTATCTCAATATTATAAAATATCAAAAAATGGAAAGTCAAGTGGATTAGCAAGCATTAAATCAGTTTCTCCAGATGTTAAAGCAGTTGCTAAAAAAGCAAAAATTTATGCTGCTTGGAAATCCTCTGGTGGAAATCCATATTCATCATTAAGAATTTCAAATTCTAATGATCCCTTTGATCATGGTTATGATGATACTACTCTAATGGGATGTATTAGAAAAACGATACATGAAGATAAAATTTCTCATAAATTTTTGACAGAAGAAACGTACCAGTTAGATGAATTTGCATTTGTAACGAAAGCATTTGGTAGACTAAAAAGCATGGGTAAAAATGCTGTAATGTGGTTGAAAAATCTCATGGCCAAAATTTTGAAAGCAATCAAAGGTGCTCTTAAAAAAATAAAGCAATTGGGTGAGAAAATGTTTGAAGGTCTGTTTAAATTTATAGGAGTTAAACCAGAGGTAAAAAGCACAATATCAAAAGATGTACATGGGTTTATATATGGAATGGCAAACTAATGATAAGTTTCAAAGAACTAACAGAAGGTAAAGAGGGTGCTAATCTACATCTATCTCATCTAGAGGATCGTATTCTAGAGGCAGGGGCAGATGGAGGTCGTGCTGCTATCAATTTTCTCAGGTCATTAAGAGATATGATGGCAGGGTCAAGTCGATCCTCTGTGAATATGACTTTGAAATGGGACGGTGCTCCTGCTATTTTTGCTGGAGTTGATCCATCTGATGGCAAATTCTTTGTGGCAAAAAAGTCCGTGTTCAATGTCAAACCATTACTCTATAAGACCGAAAAGGAAATAGACGATGGTGGACTATCTGGTTCCCTTACTTCAAAATTTAAGGTTGCATTAAAAGAATTTGGAAAATTGGGTATGACTGATGTGTTACAGGGTGATCTTATGTTTACTGATGACATTGATAAGGAAACTATAGATGGTGTCAA